TACTTATCAAGGACAACTGAGGCATTGCATCATCTCTTAACAGGAATGGTGCCTCTACAGTAATAATATCTAAATAAAAATTATCTTGAACTAAATTATTAAATGTTTTAAGATCTTTTCTATCAATAACAAAATCAAAATCACCCATTCTTTGTTTGCCAGGGAATCCACTTCCATTTAAGTATGCTTCCAGTGCCATAGTTCCAGAAACATAATAGTCAAGATTACTTGCATTTAAAGTGTTTAGTAGTTTATTTAAAACACTAGCATTTTCTGTAATCATTTCATCTGGATATACCATAGCACTATTGAATTGATTGGTGCTTCCATCACAACTTCCGCACGGACCGCATCCATCTGGTCTCGGGCATTGTCCAGGTCCACAACCCCCTGTATTTGGCGGACCGCAAAGTATTAAACTAGGTTCACCATCTGGACAACATTTATTTGTTATACAACCACTGGTGCATTCGGTGCATGGATCTGGGCATTCTGGTGTATCCGGACATTGTTCGCATTGACATGGTCCACCACCTCCACCACCTCCACCACCTCCACCCAATTCTTTGCATTTGTCTGATCCGCTACCTTTGTTGGTGCAATCAGACTCACCCCCTAAAGGGACACCCGTATTGGACCACCTTCCTCCAGAGTAAAAATACATCACTCCATTTGTGGCGTCAATGAATATGTCACCATCAGTAACTTCGCTGCAATTAGCGATTGGATTACTACATCCACCTTGGCATTCGTTGTCATCTCCTGCTAATGGAGAACCAGAAGGAGGAGTTCCTCCAGCACAAATTTTAGATCCTTGATTTGCAATAGGTGGTGCAGTTGGTTCACCTTCTGGTCCACAGTCTGGATTATCTTCTGCTAATGTGTCGTATAAACCATTTCCTCCATCACCACCTACTACATCTGCCCAATCGCTTAATCTCGTTGATCCACCACCGCCGTATATTGGTTGAGTTGGTATAAACATCAACCCAGTTTCACCAGCAGAACCACCACCATTTTTACATAATGCTTTTAATTCAGAACGATTAGTGCTGGAACCTTTTCCTACTGCTTCGAGATATTTACCAAAAGTCCATTGTTGACTTCTGTATGTTATACCACCACTTGCATAACCATTAAATATTGTTCTGTGTTGATATCCGCCACCTTGTAAGGTACTGCATGAATCAGGTCCAGCCGCAATATCACTACCTACAGGTAAACCAGTTTTTACATCAATAGTTAATTCACTATTGCCTCCACTACCAGTAGTTCCAGCAGATCCATAGAAAAAACTATGTTTAAAATTATTAATTGCTCCATTTGCTAATGGATTGGTTGCAGGACTACCTGTACAATTTGCGGTGGATCGTTTTCTAACAACATACCCAGTTGCATTCTTTAAGCAATCTAGGGAGATTTCACCCGGTTCTGGTTTTGGTGGACCTTCCAAATAACCACAGAATATTCTTGCTCCACCATCACCGGGAGGTCCTTGAACTCCCTGTGGACCAACAGGACCAACGGGACCGGCAGGTCCTTGACTCCCACCACCACCACCTTGGCAATCTGGTCGTTGTGTAACGAATGCTTCATCACAACCAACAACACCTTGACAAGTAGATTGTCCTTCCGATGATTCTGCGTTGTATAGTTCGCCTACTAAAGTTTGACTTTCTAAAATCCTTGCTTCTTCGTATACAATTTTACTAATTTGATATACATCAACAACAGAACCCCGTCTATACGCGGTTTTCGTTGGGAAACGACTAACAAAAATTTTAAAGTTGTTAGCCATATTACGTTGTTATGTTTGGGTTGAAAACCATCTTTCCCTGAAGCAATCGAATAACAAATGAAGTTGTATTTGGCGTAGAACCCAATTTATAATCAAGTTCAATATCATAAAAATATTTACCATTTTGACTAAATTGTCCAGAAGATTGTATTATGATATTATGATCTGTTGGATTTTGTATAATATCAAACAATATTGTACCCGTACCGGCCGGACCTTTTGTTATTTTGTTACCAGTACTCATAGAATATACAGAACTTCCTCCAAGAACTTCTATGCCTTTACTATCTTTTACTTTTGCTCTTATTGTTAAAAAAGTACCAGTAGTTGCGGTCTTCATCCAACCAAAAGAATTACTGTTATTTGGATATGCTAATTTGATTTCTTCGGGAACATCAAAATTCAAAGTTGTATTATTATTTCCCCACGCGGTCTCGGTTGTTTTTGGTAAAAATTTAAACAAACCACCGGCAGGATTCATAACTTTTAATGATGTGACAAAGTTAGAACCCTGTTCTACGTTAAACTCATAAAAGGCTGCTGGCATCGTAGTTTACTCCTGTTGTTTGTTGCGGAGCTGCTTGTGCAGTGGCTCCTCCACCACCTTCTCCACCACCGGGTGCGGATGAAGGCATTCCACCTGTCATTTGAGCAGACATTTGTTCTGCTCTTATTTGTTCTTCCATCTGCTTCTGTTCTTGAATCATCTTTTCTTGTTCAATTTCAGAATCAATCAATTCAATATCTTCATCGGTTTGACGCAAGATGTTCTTACGAATCCAGATCTCCGAGAAATACTTACCAGAGTAATCTGAAACTTCTCTGAGAATTGCCATACGATCTTTGAGAACTTCTGCTTGTTTGGATTCCAAGAACATGGAATCTGTTGAGAAATCTATCTTGATGTATTGGCAAATCTTGTTCCACTCATCCTGATCAACGATTCCTTTTGAAATCATTTGAACTTTCAAGAAGTTTAAGAACAGTTCTGAGAAACGAAGACGAACTCTACTGATGAATTTAGCAAACTTCAATTCATCTCTGCTAATATCAGCAGCACGACCCATATTAAATCCTGTATCGGATTCCATACGAGACATTGGTATTTGTAAACTTCTGAAGAGTTTCTTTTGGAAATACTTTACGTCTTCCATCTCTCCCAAGTTTGCCCCACCGGGGAGTGTAGAAATTTCTGTTCCCTTACCACCTTCTCTGCGTGGTAGCCAGTAGTCTTCCAACATACTCATGTGCTTGCGATCATCGCGGATTTCTCCGGTGTTGGCATCATAAGTAATCTTGTTACGATATCTTAACATGATATCGCGTAGATATTGTTCTGCTTTATTCTTTGGTAGAGATCCAACGTCGATGTAGAATATTCTACGTTCTGGTGCTCTCGACCAACGATAAATTACGGTAGCATCTTCTACCATTCTTAATTGATTCAATGGCTTAATTGCTTTGTGTAAGTAACTCACTACACGCTTTGTACCATAATCAAACAATCCAGAATGACAATAATTTATAGAGTCTGGTGAGATACGAACACCTTGTGTTGTGTCGTACATGTTGAATCTTTCTTGAACGGTATAGAGATAGTACTCTTCAATACCTTCAATAATATCAACGCCGTTGACTTTACTCTTCTTCTTGATTTCTCTAACTTTTTTCACCCGAAGAGGATCAATTTGACGGATTTCTTTTATACCCTGTCTAGGATCGTCTTCTAGAATCATATGATAATAAAGACGACCATCAATATACCATCTTCTGGCAATCTCATAGCATTTACGGTTGAAGTCTAAAAGAAAAATGATGTGTTTGAATTCATCATACATTACCTTCTTAACTTCTTCTGGAATTATACTAGTATCTACTTTGTCTATATTGAGTTTGACTATTGATCCAGAAGCATCTTCTGTAATCATTTCATTGATGATGTCATCAATAGCCATTTCAATTTCTGCGTGAAGACTCATCTCACGATATTTCTTAACCAAGTCAACATCCGACTTGACAGTACCGTCAAGATCTACATACCAGCCCTGAAAACCACCGGCTTGGACGAAGGATGCACCATCGTCGAAAGCCGGCGGTATTACAGAGGGAACTGCTGCTTGTTGTTCTTTGGTTTTACCAAAAGTAAAGCCGAATATATCAAATGCCATTATAAAACTCCTTCACGAGTATATAGTCGATTAAGACAAGTTGCCTGCGCCACCGCCGGTGGCTCCTGTGCCCTTTTCTATTTGGAAATAATGATATTTCAAAGTTACTGTAAATTCAACTAATGCATCATTATTATCATGCGATAGATCAATAGCAGATACATCACTGCACCAAGTTCTATTTAATTTATATGTTCTTATTGGATTGTGTAAACGATCTAATTGAGAAAGTTCAACAATACAACCTAAATTATTGGCATTTGGTAATTGACCTACGTTATCAAGATGTCTATTCCAAGTATGATTCCATGCTTCAAAGAAGTGACGAACTCTCATGTCTGTACCATCACTCAAGATGGTCAATTGGACATCGTTATATACTCTATCGCCTGGGAATTTATAAATTCTTCCCATGTGATTTACAGGAATTTCACCTACTGTAGTTTCTGGTAATTGAATTGCTTTTACATGAACGATAGAATCATCGTCATTCAACACAGGCACTCCACCGGGAATGCTTCCTGTGATTTTGATTCTAAAAAGATTTGATCTTGCTCCACCATCAAATTTAGATGTAAACTTTGTAATATCCATTTAATTGCTCCCTTTATGCTCCAACCACTTCTTCAAAGCTCAAACCACTTGGGGTAGCAATGAAGTTGAGTTGAATGAAGTTGATTGACTTGTTTGGTTTGATATAGATATCAGCAACGAAATTGTTTGAATCAATTACTTGTGGTGTGTTGTTTGTTTCATCGCAAACTACACGGAAATCTGTGATACCTCTTCTTCCCAAAACATTTCTGAGATATGGAGTTACAAGATTTACAAATTGTGCTCTTGTAAATTCGTCATTGAATTCGAAGAGTTGGAATTTCGCAGCAGTTGCAATTGACTTCTCAAGAATGATGAACAATCTGCGGACGTTGATTCTATCAAAAGCAGATGGTCTGCTGAGTAGAGTCTTGTCTCCGAACAATACTGGTCCAATGCCAGGGAAGGATACAACAGGATTCATACCAATCTTATACAAATCATCACGTTGTCCTTGATTTGGATTGAATGGTAATTTGATTACTCTGTTGATACCACCACGGTTAAGACCGGCTGGTGAATACCAAGGATCGTTATTCAAATCGGTTCTTACGCAAAGACCAGCAATGTCTGGATTGAGTGGAACGTAAACATATTCGTCGTTGTAATTATCGTATTGTAACTTATATCCGGTATCAGCAACACCATAGGAGGTTGAGTCGCCATTTGTTCTGAAAGTAATAATATCAGCCAAATATGCGGTTGGTGTTTGGTTGAAACCGTTTGTTGGATATGGAGAAACGAAAGCAATTACGTCTTTTCTTGTTTCTGCAATCTCTGTTACACGGTATGCAGCACTCTTACCCAATGGTCCAGTAATGAAGAGTGCTACATCAATGATTTCTGGATCACCCATATAGGTGTTGAATGCTTCGGCAATATCGTCATCAACTGGTGTTACTGTGTCTAGAGCACCGCCAGCCAAACTACTGACTACCAAATTCTCGCCGTTAGTTGTTCTCATAACCTTGAAAGCAGTTGCAGAAGATGCAGTCAATGCGGTTCCCCAAGAAGTTGAACCGGAAGAAACCGATACTGCTGCTGTGGTGTTTGTGGCACCACCATCCAAATGTGCCAAGGACCAAACGTATTGGGATTGGTTATTGATTACATCTTTGTAGTAGTTGGTTGTGCCGTTTTCGTTTACTGCGTTTTGTGCTTTTGATAGATAAGCAAACTTCTCCAAGACAGTTCCTGGCGTACCAGAGAACAAACCATCTTCGTCTATGACGAGAACGTGAATTTCGTCTTTGAGAGCAGATCCGGTCAAATTGGTTACCCAAGGAGATGTGCCTGGAAGACCGTCGAAATACTTGATGTAATCGACATATTGATTTGAATTGCCATCCGTATCGTTGCCATAAGTTGCCGTAGCATAGTAGTCAAGAACTACAACTTTAAGACTGTCACCAAGTGCGCCTGGGTATTTTGCTGCCCAGAAACCGTTACCAGAGGCAAATGCTCCGTATGCTTGATAGGAAGTTAAACTGCATAGGGTGTTGCCATTAATAGCAGTTCCACCGGAAGTAGAAGTCTTTGAAACATTTGTTGAATTAATGAATCTAACAACCTTTAGATTGTTTCCGTATGACAAGAAGTTTGCAGCAGACCACCACCAACGGTTATACTTTGCTGCATCTGTTGTACCAGAAGTGGCTTTCATTGGTTTACCAAAGATTTGAGCCAATTCCTTCTCGCTAGTGATTGTTACGGGTTCATTTCCTGGTCCCCATTGGAACAAACCAACCATACCGGCTGGGGTTGTTGCAACAGCGGGGACTAGAAGGGTCACATCTTTTTCTGTTATATTTACGCCTGGGCTTATTTGAAATGCCATTTTTTCTCCTTTGGACGCCTTTTCAGTATCCTATAATTAGAAAATACTCTTATTTGCTAGGAATATGTATAATTCTACTTCGTTTGATATTTTACAAAATGGAATCACCAAACTCACTGCCAAATTCGTCCATCTCGTCATCAACCCCACTCAAAAACCCAAATGGCATGACTTCTTCCTCAATCGCGTCAATCTGTTTCTGGAATAATGTTTTACGAATATCCAAATCAGTTAAATCTTTAAAATACGTCTGAGTACTCAACCAACCAAACAAAACCAAGCACATTACCAAGTCATCGTTACTTCCCGTATCCGCTTCATAAGAATTATTTTTTGAAATAAAGGTAACAAGTTCTCTCATGATATCTATATCGTTGATGATCAGTTTGTCGCTTTCAACCATAGATTTCAACACAGAGCATCCTAGACGCTTTACTACCTTCGTGGTACGGACTCCTAGTTGAGTATCGGAATTACCGAAACCTCCGTCCAGAGTCTGTCCTTTTCTTCCACGAATAGAAGATATTAAAACATTCTCATATTCTAGTTCTTTATATAAAATATCAGCGACTTGTCCGCCAATATCATTAACTTCAACTAGCACAAATGCATCATTGTATTCCCTCGAAGTATTCATAATAACATTTGGATACACCATTGGAGACATCATATTATTTTTGAATACTGCAACTACCTTATAAGGCATTTCAGTAACATCAATTATACAAAATGCGCTATAGTCTAATCCCTGTCCACGGGAAGTATCTACCAATGTTAAGTAACTGTGCTTTTCCTTTGGTTTTTCATATACTCGTAACCCATCATCATTTTTATAAATCGGATTACGGAATACCAAAGTTTTGAGTTTATTTGCACTAATTAGTGTATTCGTGGAACCAATGAAATCGCATTCGTGTTCTGTACGGAACTTGTCCTCGGAACCCAAGTTTCTTATTTCTTGCTCACGCCAGGTCTGATCTCTACCGGGAACCTGACTCCAGTGAATTTCTACATTCTTAAAGTCGTTTCTGTGTTCCGCAGAATCCACCCAAATCTTATAAAATAAATTCAATCCGTTGGGTGTAGAGATTATTACTAATTTAGTACTCTTACCTGAAGTGATTGTTGGGAATACGGATGTATAGAAATCCGTTGCAATGTTTTCTGGAACGTGAGCAAACTCGTCCAACATGATAAGATTAAAAGAACCACCACGAATAGCAGAAGCAGAAGTAGCAGCAGCAACAATTCTAGAACCGTTTTCCAGTTCTATACTCATTTTGTTCCATTCTTTAATTCCCTGCTGCAACCATTTTGGTAGATACTCATAAGCAACCTTAAGTCTGTCCATGTGCAATTTTGCTACTGTTTGTTTGTTAGCGAGAATTGCCACATTACTTGTAGGATTAAAAAGAATATACCAAAGAATATAAGCGACTAAGGTTGTAGACTTACCGCACTGACGAGGCATTTTACCAATAGTAAATCTGTTTTCATTGATAGTTTCTACAAACAATTCTTGGAAATCAAACATGTTAAAATTAATAAGTCCTTTGTCCAGACTCACAATCTTTACATAATTCTTAATAAAGTATATCGGATCTTGAGAACATTTAACGTATTCTTCCACTTGTTCTGGTGTGAAAGAAACATTAACATTTGCTCTCTTAAGATTTGGATTTCCGAGATATGTTCTCTCTTTATTCTGCATCTATAATATCGCCATCATTATGTTCTAACTTCTCAATTTCTTTCATCTTACCACGCAGCAGTTTTTGCAAATCTGCGGTGCTACCAACAAAAATCGAATTGTTGGTTGTGATTGAGTTGGGAGCATTATTAGTTTGCGGCTCTCCCTTAATCACTTTCATTTTGTTATGCATATCCAACAGATCTTTATTTGTTTCCGCAACAGTCTTGATCAATTGAGCAAGAACTTCATATGCTCTTGGTTGTTCTGTTTCTGAAGCAAGATTCAATATACCATCAATTGCTGTAGTTCCCTTACCAATCAATTCTTTTAGATTGTCCCGAACTGTAAGATAATCTTTATCCAGATCATCTTTCTGCACAGTAATCTCTGTTACTCTACGGGGTTCTGGTGATTCGGGTTGTGGTGTTGATTCTATATTGAAATGTTTTTCAAGTTCATCGAATGCCATAATTTATCCATTAATAATCTGTAATTACTGTTCTTATATCATAGTCGTCTGAAGGAACCAAATCTCTTCCAGATTTTAATTCAATCTTATCGCCATTAGTATCTAGGATATATTCACCATCGGTATCCTTAAGATACACAACACCATCTATATGAATATTTACTAATTTCTTTGACATATTAATCCAGATTGAATAGGTTTACATCAATTATCTTGATCAGACCAGATTGTCTTACTGGTCCATAGAATAGTGTTCTAGCAACAAATTTAAGTTCATATATAATAGTTCTTTGATTTTCGTCTTTAAATGAACCTTCAAATTGTTGATCAGTTTCGGTTGAGATCAGAGTTATTGGAATATCTATTTTTTCGTATTGATCTGCAAGAATGGTTGGTTTGATTGTAATAGTAAATTCAGGCGTAAAATATGGTAATATTTGTTCTACTATTTTCAAACCATCATCCATTGCACGAGTATAGATGAATAGAGAATAATTCAGTTTATATGGTACTTCAGCAAAATGATGGTGAATTATTACATCACCATTTGTTTGTATTTTTTCTGCTTTTCTTGTTGTTATACTGTTTCTTTTTCTTTCAGTATCGTATTCCAAGCCAGTCATCATAAATGACATTCTCGGTAAAGTCAAAGAAGTTGCATAAGCCTTTGGATCATCCAATTCCAAATTAAGACGTTCCATCATTCTTTCTTTTGGAGAATATGATAGTGGAACTTTTATCTTCTTGTATGTTGTTCCTTCTCCGCGTTCAATGTATATGTTATTGAACAGCGTACCAAATGACGCAGTTATCTTTTTTGTAATACCATGATAGAATGTTGTAAACATCAGTATTTGTTCTCCGAGAATGGATCAACTTCTGTAAAATCAATAATATCACGGGTACGAGTTTCGATATTAGTATTGTCGCTAGATTGTCTCTTATCTTGTTGAGAAGTTATAGTATCGTCAACAATACCATCGGAGTCATAGTCTAGATTTTCAGTTACTGTTTTACTTATATCGTCCTGTATAGCATCAATCTCAGACATACCAGTATCCAAAGTTTCGTGAGAATACTTGAAGAGTTCACACTCCAACTTATATGTGTAGAGTTTTCCAAATTGGAAAAACACTTCTTTTGTATCTACGAATTTAATTTCAAATAATCCTTTGGTGAATGGTAGGAATATCAAATCACCTTCCATTGGATTGCTTATTTGAACTGGTCTATCAGTCATTACTGGAAACTTGGATGCTTCCTTTTGGAATCGGCGTTTTGAAACTACCAGACTGAGAGTATCTCTTATTTCTAAACCAAACTTGGAAATGATTTCTCTTTCACCCGAGAACCCAGAGAAGTTATCCATGAACATCTCTATTTCAATAGCATCCTTAAAATAGGAAGACGAATCTTCACCAAACATCTGATCCAAATTAACAAAACGTCTTGGAATATAATAGACATTTATTCCATTCATCTTAATGGATTCCTCGACAAGATCTTCCATGAGATCTTGTTGTGGTTTATAATCGTAATTATTGATGTATGGATTTAATGCCATATTAACCTATGAATCCTGTTGGTGGAAGTTCGTATTTTTGTTGAATCTCGTCTTCTATCTTTTCTATTTCAGTCTTTGCTTCGGACGCCATGTTTGTACCATTAAAGGTTACACCTCCCGGCAAACTCATACCAGAATACTTAGAAAGATTTAATCCCCATTGATACTTTATCAATGCTGTATAGTATATCTTTAATAGACGATCATTATAGATCTCTGGATACAAAGAAGGATTGAGTATTCTATATCCCTCGAACATCAAATAATCTCCGGCTGTCATCTTTTCTTTCCAATTAGTTTCGATGTATATCCGGTTTGTCACTCTACTGAAATCAATCATCTTCTCTGGAGTTAACATATCTTGCAACATTTGCATGTGGGTTCTGGTTATGTTATAACCAATTAGAGAATCACCATATGTGTTTGTTCTTAATCCGTACAAATCGTTAAGAGCAATTTGGTATTTTGCATCAAACATACCCAAACCACCCAAGGTATCAAACAACTGAAAGCAACGAATTACACTAATTATAGAATTACCATCTGGATCTATAGCAGGGGATGCTTCAATTGCTCTACTGTATCCAGGCTGTATAGGTGCTGCTAGTGTTGGTTTTGTTATATCCACATAACCATTATTGATGTCTTCCTCTGTTACTTGTTTCTTGAAGAAAGCGCGTTCTACACCGTCAAAGTGGTATTCTGCAAAGAATTGCAAAGCATCGTCCATGCGATCCTCTAATTGAGAATCATCTACGTTTACTTGAACTACAGGATACCCCAACCTTCTCAGGCAGTATTGTTTTAGAGTTTCCCGTGAATAGGGTTTTGCCATGTAAAAATCTCCTTGATTCTACATTATTTATAAAACCAAGGAGATCCTTATTTAATTATTAAGTTAACTTATTCTTTAAATAGATATTGAATTTTTGCCAAATCGGTTACAGACAACTTCAAATTGTCTCCCAGATTGTCAACTTCAATCTGTTCCCATTGCATGTCAATCTCTTCGTTGAGGAATTCTGAGAATTCTTTGACAAATGCTTCCTTATTTTCTTCCGAAACGGTATTACCATCAACGGAATATTGCTTGATTAGTTTGAGTCTTTGATCTTCAACCAACTTGACTTCAGCATTCAAAGCATTTAGAAGTTTCATTAACTTGAATGATAACTTAGTTGGAAGAGGTTCCTCAATTAATTTATTCAAAACAGATACAGAACTATAAACATCAATCAATCGCACTTTCATGGTTTCTCCTTATAATAAAGATGTGCTTATTATATAGTAAAGTTTTTCAAAGTCAAATTATTAAGGTATACCATCTGTTCCAGTAGAATCATATACCCAAGATTTGTAATGATAATCTAAAAATCGTTTATATGTAAAAGAAGGTTCTCCACTCGTAACACCAGTATATTGATGTAATGCGAATTTGTTCGCTTGCTCCGTTGGTGACATCATTTGCGGTGTTTGTTGAGGTTGGAATATAAAAACGAAAAAATTGTCAATAAAATTCTCTGTACTTGAAATAGTATTTTTATACGCATTTTCCCATCTACCTACCCCAGAACCACCCTGATCTGTAGTCAGAGTAGTAGTTGGATTGGTTGTGCTGCGATAATAATCAATATTATCGAAATTACTGCTCCAGTATATGCTTGGTATTATACTTGGATGAATAAAATTAGATGTTTGGTTGATTAGAGTTGTTGATCCCTGAGCCGCCGGAGCACTTCTGGTTAAATTTTTGCAACTAAAATGAATAGGATAGAAACTTATACTTCTTATAAGTTTGCGTATATTATCAAATACATTTTGTTCATTTAATAAAGAAACAACACAACCACTACCAGAAAAATCCAATTCAATAACCATATAATGAGTTGAATTCACAGTTGGATAACCCGAAACATTCCATTGTAATAATGGAAATTGACCAAGATCTTTAGCAGAAGTTGCAGTAGTTATACCCTTTGATATTACTGTAGTACCAGATCCAAATGCAATACTTAAAGGACCAGCAGGAACTGTTTCACCAAATAGTGTAGTGTATCCGAATCTATTTTCTTCATAATAAAAAGATGTTGTTGATAGTTTTGATCTGGATTGATCTGCTATTGGTAACCCACTCCTAATATTAAATCCGGTAAAATCGCACAATGCTTTCCAAACACTACCTTCTGCCACCGATAATGTTGAATCGGATGGTAATACAAATCTATCTTCACCAGTGTAATCATCTGGACCATTAAACATGAACTGAAAAATTTGAGGCAGAGTCATATTATTCATTTTGACAATTTTGCTAATCAGAGAAGAATCTAATGTAACATATATTGGCAAAGTATAACGAACTTTGGCAGTTGCGGTTTCTATATCTCCTTCTGTATTCAAACTAACAACAGTACTAATGTCTCTGAAGAATTGAAGTCCTGTAGATGAATCTAATGGTTTCAAAGAATTGATTGGAGGTATCTGGAATACCTGTCTGCACATATCATCAATTGGACCATAGAAACAATTTTCACAACAATCATTTGAATCTGCCGAGGACAATTCAGTCGGAAGGGTACGAT